GCGCGCAACCATGACGCCGAACTGCTGGAGGCTATCGGTTTCAATGAGGCTGAGTTTGCTGCGCTGCTGGATAAGATAGCGCCCGATAGCCCGGTTGACTATGCGGCAGCTTGGCAGGGAATGCCGGAGTTTGAGCAGGATGATTTATCCGCTCTTCAATCCATTCACGTCAATTTCAAAACTAGGGCAGCCGTAGAGTCTTTCGCCAAATTAGTCGAGCAGAGCCTGACCGATAAGACAAGATCGATTTGGTATCCAGCGGCGGATAAGATTGATATGAGCAGCGAGCGCTATTCCGATGAATCCTAGATACCCGATTTTTGTCCCAACAAAAGGAAGGTGGGAGAGCAGACTAACAATCAAGGCTCTCGAAAGAATAGGCGTTCCCTATAAGGCGGTAGTAGAGCCTCAACAGTATGATGATTACGCTACGGTTATCGACCCCCAAAATATCATCGTGCTTCCCCATCAGGATAAAGGGCTTGTCGTTACTCGTAACTGGATTTGGGATTACGCTTTGAGTTTAGGCGTCGAGCGCTTTTGGACGATAGACGATAACGTCATTGATTTTTGGAGATGGAATAAGAACAGGAAGTTAAAGGCGCATACGGGGTCCATTTTCTGCGCAATTGAAGATTTCACGGATAGATACTCCAACGTTCCTATCTCTGGAATGAATTACTTTATGTTCATAAAGCAGAAGTACCAGGATAATCCCATACGGCTCAATACCAGAGTCTATTCAAACATGCTGATTGAGACCGACGCCAGAGACCCACGCGGCAAGCCTTACCGCAACGAGGGATTCTATAACGATGATACCGATCTGTGTCTACGGGTGCTCAAGGACGGATTTTGTACTATCCTCTTCAATGCCTTTTTAATCGAAAAGTCCGTAACGATGACTGTCAAGGGCGGGATGACGCCACACTACCAGGGCGACGGACGTTACAAGATGGCGCTAGAGTTGCAACGGAAACACCCTGACGTTGTGAAGATAACGCAGAAGTGGGGGCGCTGGCAGCATCAGGTAGACTATCGTCCATTCCGCAAGAACAAGCTGCGACTCAAGCCGGGCGTTGTCATTCCAGAGGGCATCAACAATTATGGCATGAAGCTGGTCAAACTGGACGGTTAATGCTTTGATGATTGGGTACTATGGCGGGTAAGGCGAAATTCACGCAGCAACAGGTAATCGATGCTCTCAAGGAAACGAAGGGCATGGTTTACCTTGCCGCTGATAGGCTCGGCTGCGAAGCGCAGACCATCTATAACTACCGTGACCGCTATCCCGCTGTCAAGGCAGAGATGGAAGCACAAGACGGCAAGATTGACGACATTGCCGAAATGAAACTCTATCAAGCAATTATGGCCGGCGAATCGTGGGCGGTGCAATTCCGGCTGCGCACCAAAGCCAAGCACCGCGGCTATATCGAGAAGTCTGTTACTGAGGTAACAGGCAAGGACGGCAAAGACTTACCCGTGCTTGTCATTGCACCGGGCATGTTGGATAAACTCAAACCATGAGCTACATAGCGGAATCGGTTGATGCTCTTTCGTTCCGGGGCGGAGCGTCGGACTTTTGGGACTACAAGGGGCAAGAGGCTATATTGTCCGGGCCTTATGAGACTGGAAAGACGATGGCGGCTCTCTTCAAGTTGCATAGCCTTCTGAGTTGTTTCGCACGCTCCCAGGCGCTCATGGTGCGCAAGACCTACAAAAGCATCAAAGCATCTGCCGTTGCCACCTACGAAAAAAAGATACTGTTTGCGCCTCCTGACCATCCGCAATCTCCGATTACAAAGTACGGCGGTGAATCACCAGAACACTACGACTACCCGAATGGCTCTCGGCTCTACGTTGGCGGCATGGATAACGCTGATAAATTCCTGTCGGCTGAATTCGATTTCATCTACGTCAACCAGGCGGAAGAGCTATTGCTTGACGATTGGGAAAAGCTAATGGGGCGCGCAACGGGTCGCGCCGGCAACGCACCCTACACGCAGATAATGGGCGATTGCAATCCGGGGCCGCCATCGCACTGGATAAAGCAGCGGGAAACGTTGCGCCTGTTTGAGAGTCGCCATGAAGATAACCCGTCGCTTTATGACCAGGATGCGCATGACTGGACGGCGCAAGGGCGCAAGTCACTGGCCATCCTGGACAGCCTGACCGGTGTGCGCTACAAACGCGGGCGGCTCGGCTTGTGGGTTGCGGCTGAAGGGCAAGTGTACGAATTCGATCCAGCTATCCACATCACGCCAAAGATGCGCAACGAATGGCAGAGTAGGCCAAAGTACCGGACTATCGATTTCGGCTACAATAATCCTTTCGTGTGTCAGTGGTGGGTAGAAGATTTCGATGGTACGCTCATCTGCTATCGGCAAATCTACATGACGGGCCGCACGGTCAAGCGCCATGCTGATACAGTCAAAGCCTTGACCGGCACAGAGCGCATTGTCGATACAATCTGCGACCATGACGCAGAGGATAGGGCAACGCTACATGAAAACGGTATCCCGACTGTAGCGGCTGACAAGCGCATTACCGTGGGCATAGAGAAGGTGCAAGAGCGGCTTGCTAAATCGGGCAATGGCAAAACACGCCTGCTATTCGTGGCCGATTCTCTGGTAGAAGTTGATGGCGAATTGCGAGACAAGCGCCAGCCGCTTTGCACTGAAGATGAGTTTGCCATGTACGTCTACCCCATCGGCATGGACGGCAAACCGATGAAAGAGTTGCCGATTGATGCGTACAATCATGGCATGGATGCGATGCGCTATATGGTCATGTACAAAGATGGCAAAGCGCCACGCGGACGCGCCACATCGAAGGAGTATTGAGCATGTTTGACATCTCGAAATTGACGCCGGCGCAACTCGACAGATTCCTGCATCTCCAGTCGCTCGTTGACCGTCAGGCGAACGATGCGGATAAGATTCTCGCTTATCGCGCCTACTACGACGGCGAACATCCGGTTTTGTTGACCAAGCGCCAGCGAGAATATCTGGGCGACCTGCTCAATCCTGAGCAATTCACGTTCGCGCATAACCTTGTCAAGCGCGTGATTGACACGATCCGGTCGCGCCTTTCCGTATCTGGCATAACTGTCAATGGCGCTGCTACCACTGGTACGGAAGAGACGCCAGAGATGGCCGTTGCTGCATTGATGTGGTCATGGTGGAAAGCATCTCGGCTGGACAGTGCGCAAATTGACCTATACCGGCGTGCACTCCGGGACGGCTACGCTTACGTTATCGTCGATTGGGACAATGATGCCAAGCGCCCGCGCTTCACGCTGCACAAGCGCGACGACGGGAAAACTGGCGTCATGTTGCACTATGACCCAGAGGACGAATCGCGCACGCTATTTGCAACCAAGTATTTCTATGCGTTTGACCCGCTGAAACCAGGCGAAACGGGTAAGGAGCGCAAGACGGTCTATCTGCCAGGTGAGATTCGCAAGTACGTCAGAGGCGGGCCGGATGGCACGTGGCAACCGTATCAGGATGAGGGTGACGCCACATGGCCGTTGCCGTGGGTAGATAGCCAGGGCAAGCCGCTCGGCTGCGCTGTGATAGAGTTTCCGAATCCGGGCGGCTCGGAGATCGACGCCATCATCGGCTTGCAGAATGCGCTGAATAAGAGCTGGCTTGACCTTCTTGCCGCAGCCGACACGAACGGCTTCCCGCTGTTGGCCATTGAGTATTCTGGCGACAACTTTGGCGGCGCAACGGATGACGCTGACCTGGAAGGCGCTGACGAATTCCGCATTTCACCGGGCCGGGCAATCGAGGTGGATAACGCCACGGTCAAGCGCCTGGAGTCTGCCAACCTGACACCGATGATTGATGCCATGTGGACGGTTGTCCAGGCTATCAGCGGCGTGAGTGACATTCCGCAATACTATCTGCGGCCAACCGGCGGTGATGTGCCTAGCGGCGAAGCGCTCAAGCAACTCGAATCCGGCTTGGTGGCAAGGGCGCAAGAGCGCCAGTTGATATTCGGCCAGGCGTGGGAAGATTGCTTCGCACTTGCCTATCGCCTGGCGCAGACGTTTGGAAATCTGGTTGCAATGCTGGATGATATGGACATCGGCGTAATGTGGCGAGATGCGAACGTGCGCAATGAACAGGTGGTTGCACAGACGGCGCAGGTGCACCAGGCGCTGGGCGTCCCAGATGAAACCGTTTGGGAAATGTTGGGATACGCGCCGTCTCAGATTGCAGGCTGGGCGGCTATCAAGTCGGCGCAGGATGCGGCAAAACTGGCGCAAGTGGCGCAGGCTCTTCGGGAAAATGGAGTAACGAATGGAACCGGTAACACTGTACAGCCCGCAGGGGACAACGGCGACGGTGACAACGCAGTCGGTGATGCGTGAGTTGCAAGCGGCAGGATGGACGCTCACGCCACAAGCGCCGGCAGACGCTGCGCCTGTTGTTACTACGGTAACACCAATCAAGAAACCAGGGCGGCCAAAAAAGGCGTAGACTGTGAATCACATTCAGAATGGAGTGCTATGAGCGCACCTACATTGTGCTTTATTGCGCTGTACCGTGGTCGCAGATATGGCGCAACAGATATGGAGATTGTCATCATTGCGCCATCATGGAAGCGTGCGGCTGAAATGGCGGAAGATTGCCGCGGTACTTTGCCGGACCACGAACTGGTTGACTTGGCGATTCTCTCGACCGAAGGCGCATTAATTGACAAGGATTCGATGTAGCCGTGTCCAACCGTTATCTTGCCGTCCTTGCGCAGTTTGGCGTGATCGACGCCACACAAGCGCAGAACATGCAGCAGGTACTTGCCATGACTGGCAGCGCAGACGTCGCGCGCCAGTATGCTGAGCAGCGGCTACAAGAGGCGTACACGCAGGGACTGTTGGCGCAGAGTGAACGGCTGTTCAAGTTCTTGGCGACAAATCAGACGCCATCCTCTGCGCAATGGGACGCATTTTGGGCGCAAGAAAACACGGCGCTATGGGCGAGTGTCAAGCTGGCTGTAACGGAGACTGCACAACAGTCTGCAATCATGGCGTCTGTCGGTCTGGGCGATTCGTGGCGTGTTGTCAACCAGAAGGTCGTAGAGTGGACAGACGCATACTACAACTCGCCTACTGAATTTGGCAGCATTCCAAATCTCAATCTCACGGCACGTCAGGAGATCGCCAGTGCGTTCAATGCGTGGCAAAGGGGAGAACTAGCACATAACCTCGGCTTGCCGTCCCTTGCGCTTGAATTGCAACCGACGTTTGGCGAGAAGCGGGCAAAGGTCATCGCCATAACTGAGGCAACCAGGATATACAGCGAAGCGGAGCGGCAGACGGCTATCGAAGATCCAGATGTGGTCTATCTGCGATGGATGACCGTTGCTGGGGAAGGTGTATGTCCTATCTGTGCGCCTCTTCATGGCGTTATCATCGGCAAGAAAGAAAACGGATTCATCCATCCCGCCGGATTGTATACCGGCTTCCCGCCTGGACATCCGAACTGTAGATGTAGGGTTGCCAGTGAAACGGCAAAGTCTGTCCAGATACCGCTGCGCGATAACTTCAATCCGGCGCTGCCACCGCTACCTGCGAAACCTGTAAAATCACCAAAACCGGCTTCCGTTGCACCGCCTGTTGCGCCTGTCCAGGCTCCTGTTGCGCCTACATCGCCATCATTGACCGGGAATGTAGTGCAATTCAACAAGACGCCGCAGACGGGATTGCAGATTAACAATATCCCATTACAGTCGGCACCGGCTCCAGACTATGCCACTATCCCTGACAAGAAAATCAAGGCTCCCAAATTACCGCCAACAAACGGTAAGGCGCAATCTGCTGGCGTGCTTGTCGTGGAGGATGACGGGCGCATCTGGGTTGTAGCACCAGAAGGCGAGTATGGCGGCTATAAAAACACGTTTGCAAAGGGACGTGTAGAACCTGGTCTATCGATGCAGCAAAATGCCATACGTGAAGCATTCGAGGAAATGGGTCTACACGTTGACATCACCGACTACCTGTCTGATGCGGAAGGTAGCACAACGATGACCCGCTATTTCATCGGCAAGCGCACGGGTGGCGCACCGTGGGATGCGCAATGGGAATCGAATAACGTCAAGCTGGCGACGGTTGACGAACTCAAGAAACTGCTGAATGTACAACGTGACAAAGATACGCTTGACAAGTTTGTGAAGTGGCAAGAGAAGCAGGCTAAGGCGGCGCTGAAAGCAACACAACCGCCAACACCGCGTAAGCCGCGCACACCGAAACCGAAACCAGTAGCGCCGGACCAATCATCTATCTTTCCGCCAACGATAGATGACCTGGTTGTAGAGCGGCGGCTCGGCGGTAGCACTGGCGCTGAACTTGTACGTGATCCTGCTACTGGATTGCGCTATGTTCGCAAGCGGGGATCGTCACCTGACCATTTGCGGGAAGAAGTCTTTGCCGATGGCGCATATAAGGCACTTGGCGTCAATGTTCCAGACTACAAGCTATACGAGACTCCAGGCGGGCCGGTCAAGTTGTCGGCATACATTGACAACACGCAAGAGCTAGGAGCGCTGCGCAGTAGTGACCCGGCACGCTATGAGCGCATCCGGCGCAAAGTGCAAGATGACTTTGCCGCAGATGCTACGCTTGGCAACTGGGACGTAGGCGGGGCCGGCTATGACAATATCCTGGTTGACGCCAACGATACGCCGTGGCGCATCGATAATGGCGGCTCATTCCGATATCGGGCGCAAGGCGGACAAAAGGCAGCGGCGCAGTTTGGCGATTACGTGGATGAAATCTGGACGTTGCGCAACCCGACGAAATACGGTGTTGATAATCCTACTGCCAAATCACTGTACGGTGACATTGACTTCGATTCGATGGCCAAGCAGATGGCGAAAGTCGGCAAGGCAGAGAAGGCGGTGATGGACTCGCTGGCCGATGCGCCAGTATCCTTGCGCAAGACTGTCAAGGCGAGATTCAAGCACATTGCAAAGTTGGGCGAGGCGGCTACGGGCTTGCGCAATGGAAAGATGACCGTTGGCTATACTGAATCATTCATTGACGATATGACAAAGATGGCCAAAGCTGGTTTGTTTGACGACTTGCCCGCTAAGGTTACATTCCAGGGTGGCAGCAGCCGCAGCAGCAATATTGTCATGTATGACGCCAAAGGCAAACCGTTTGACGATTTGCGCGGCAGCGGCGGGTTAATCGAGAAGTGGGAAAAGTATATTTCCGGCAAAGGCGGCAATCCTTCTATTGCCAGTGAGTATCTTGCGGAACAGGCTGGGTCTAGTTGGAAAGATGCGCCGCGGGCATTTAAGCACTGGCTATTTCAACAGTCGGACTTGTCTGCCAATGATTTTTACTGGGATAAAGGCTTTGATCTATCGAAGGCTAGATACGATGCCGCCATGAAACGATACGGAAGCGCCACGTATGACACAACGATGCGCAGTTACCATATCCTGAATTATCGCATGTTAATGAATGCTCAAATGCCGTCATATCTCAAAAAGGGGAACATGCTACGCATCTATCGGTCGGAAGATATAGACGTAATGCGCATATACGGCATGGGCGGCGCTGCCCCCGGAACATCTACAACTAAGCTGATTCGAGGCGCTGCTGAATCAGGCTCATTGGTCAGACCAACCTATGTCTTGGGGACTGAATTGACTACTCAAGAAGTGCCTATCCATCTGACATTCGCTAACTGGATGTTTGCCCGCAGTACAAATTATGCTGAATGCGCCCTACTAAGCAATCGTGAGAATGAAATTGTGTTCATGTTTGTACCTGGAACCAAAAGTACTTATTTGGGATCTAATGTGTTTCCCAAAGATTAGCGCTTTTCGTGATATAATGGAGATGCCATGAAAATAACCGCAGGCCGCTATTATCGCGATCAAGGTGTAATGCCATCAATGGAATTGACTATTGACGGTTACACTTGTTGGATAGGCGCCGGGCTGAAACGAACAATCCTAGAAGAGTTCGGCGCTGTATGGCTCGAAGGCTATCCAGAAGATAAAATACCACCTATCTCGGCTCCGCAGTATGGTCTAGTGTTCACTGGATTCACAACTGACCCGAATGTGATTCGCTTGGTGAAACGATACTTAAAGTCTTGCGATGACGGCACCTTCACCGTTGGCGAGATTGATATCAATGCCTGACATCCGCATTGAAGTTGACGCCAAAGACGCTATCGCCATGCTCGGCATGTTGCCGGTCACGTTGTCGCGCGCCTTGCGTGCTGCGATGACAGATGCAACCGTGTTGCTGCAACGTGAGATGATGACCTATCCGCCGCCACCTGACCCGATTCAGGGACCGGCTAACGTGCCAGTGCGCAGGTTCAAGGCGAATTACACAACTCGGAGCGGCCAGGTTGCTCAGCGTACTGTCAGTATTCGTGCCAACAAGATGAGCGGAAAAGGTATCAAGATGGTAAAAGCGGACAGTCTCCGCTACCGAAGAACCAACACGCTCAAATCATCCTGGCATCGAAAAATCACGCAAGGCGGCGGCACTATCAGCGGTGAAGTCGCAAGCAGCGGTCAGACGGCTACGTACAACATCTACGTACAGTCTGCTGAGCGACAGGCTCGTATCCATGCCGGGCGATGGCGCACAGAGCGGCAAGTCGCAGACGAAAACGAAGCGCACATCCGTGGATTCTTTCGGGAACGGGTAAGAGAGGCGCTGAGATGACGGCTAAATGGCTATCGCGCATCCTCTACCGCCTCGCTGGGCTTACGCCTGGGCAATACGTGATCCTGCTGGACATTGCCGACAATGGCGCTCACTGGTTGATTGCTAAATCGGGAGATTGGGAAAATGATGCAGTCGTCACAAAGTGACATATTGACGTAATGCCGTCTAGGTGCTACTGTAGTTATGTCACATGAAACGCTGACACATGGGGCGATCCGCAAAGGATCGTCCCATTTTTTTTTACCCACGTTACTGGACGGCAAAACCAGGGAGATGACAATGAACGCAGTAGCGGAAACTGTAACAGACGTAACAACGCCGATGACAAGCACGGAACCTGCGCCGGTAATCGCAGAGACGCCAGAGGCGAAGTTCACGCAAGCCGACCTCGACCGCATCTTGGGTGAGCGGTTGGCGAAAGAAAAGCAGCGGGCAATCGAAGCGGCGGCAAAGGCGACAGCCGATGCTGAGCGCAAGGCCGCTGAGGAGCAAGGAAAGTTTCAGGAGCTTTACCAGGGTACACTGGCGCAACTGGAAAAACTCGCAGCGGAAAAGCGGATGCTCGAAGCGGCGGCGCTGCGCAGAGAGGTAGCGGCAAAGGTGAATCTGCCGGCTGCACTGGTAGACCGTCTGCAAGGCGAAACCGCAGACGAACTCGAAGCAGATGCGAAGGCGCTCATTGCGGCTCTACCAAAGCCAGCAGCGCCCAACATCAACGCAGGATCACCGGCTGGTGTGCCACTGGCTAGTGTAATGTCGGAAGAAGAACGTAAGTTGCGTGCAGCCGCTCTCGGAGTTGACTGGCGCTATTTCAATCCGTAGGAGGTAGGAGATGGCAGTAACTCGAAATACCGATGCTGCGATAGTCAAGCCGCTGGAAGGCGCAATCATCCGGCGCTACACAGCAGGCGCGGCCATTGAAGCAGGTGAAATTGTTGCACTCATGGCCGATGGCTATGTTGATCCGGCAAACACCGGCGCTTGGGACGGCTCGTGTGTTGCAGGCGTGGCATTGCAGGATGTGGCGAGTGGCGCTCGCGTGGACGTGGTGACATTCGGGCCAGTGCTGGCATTCAGCGGTGGCACGCCCGGCGGCGTCGTCTATGCCAGTGACACGGCTGGCGAACCGGCTGAGGCTGTTGGCACGAAGGATGTGCTTGTCGGCTGGATGGAATCCGCTACCGTGCTGTTTGTGCGGCCTGAGTTCATTGATCGGAGCTGATGACTATGGCAACTGGAGTGAGAGACACGACTAGCCTTGTGAAGTTGACCGGGTGGGACGATGGGGAACTGCGCAAGTATGCGCTACAGGACGGTACGAACTTCACCGATGTCGTTGCGGCGTTGAATGGTGCGCTGGGCGCCGTCAATGGTGAGATTGCAAACGATCCGCTGTACAGCAGCCTCGTGAGCTACACTGACCAACCGGAGCTTGAATATCGCGTTGGCGTTTCCAATGCTATGCAGCGCTTCACTGAGTATGGCCGTCCCGACGCTACCCGCGCTGAGACGGAAGGGCACATGCTGCCGTTGGCGGCCTTCGATGGCGCTCTCGGCTGGACGTGGGACTATCTGCGTAAAGCTCGTATGTCGCAGATAGAGGCGGATATTGCCGATGCTGCCAAGAACATCCGCGACAACTTCCGCAAATCAGTGTTGACTCGCGTTCTGCAACGCGGCGACGATAGCGGCGTCGCGAATGGCCTGGGCGCGGGTGGCTACTCTCCCGGCTTTGCGACCACGGCGGCGCAGACAAACGTGGACTTCGTTCCGCCGGCGGTTGGTGGCAATGTTTTTACCAACACGCATGAGCATTACAACACGATTGCCGGCGGCCTGTTCACGAATGCCGTATTCACCGACAGCAGAGCCGAACTGCTTGAGCATGGCCACAATCCGCCGTATGAGTACATCTGTGGCACGGTAGATGTGACAACCATCGTCGGCTTGACTGACTTCGTGCCAACGGCGAAAGAGTTGATCCGCTACAGTGGCGCGGTTGACCTTGCCGCTTTCGCTGCAACCTACGCCATGAACGGGATTTACTCGATCGGCACGATTGACGAATTCCGTGTCTGGGTTGTGCCAGGTATGCCGCAGTATTACGGTTTTGGTTGGAAGAGCTACGGCTCAAACAGCCAGAAGAATCCGTTGCGCGTGCGTCTCCAGAAGGGCCAAATGGCGTTGCAGGCGACGGCATTCCCCGACCCGCGCTCCGGGGCAGGTGCTGCCTATCCTCTCCAGTACATGATGTACTTCTGGGAGTATGGCGTCGGCGTGGCGGATCGCACGAATGGCGCACCGTATTACGTCAATCATGCGAACACCTGGACCGACGGCGTGGCCGCATAGGGGGTGACATGAATCGTAAGATGCTTGTAACTCTGGTAACGGTGATCCTACTGGTAGCCATCGCGCTACCAGTAGGGGCGCAGACCATCTGGCAGACATACGGCAATGTGCGCGCCAGGCAGTTGAACGTGCTGGGCGCAACCGACCTGGACGGTGCGCTAAATGTGGACGGTACGTCAACGCTGGCGGCTATCGTCGCAGACAGTTTCAACGTTTCCGGTAACGGTGATGTGACCGGAAACCTGGAGGTGGTAGACCATCTGCTGACGCAAGAACATCTCTACATGATTCCGCCTGCGGCTGTGACTGTAACCGATGGCGGGATCATCACGCCGACTGGCGCCGTGGTCGAGTTAACGGCGGCTGGTACGGTAGCATCTTCGCTGGCGCCGGCAGGAGATGGACAACTGCTGATCCTTATCAACACTGCTAACCAGACGATCACCGTGAGTGAGACGACAACGGCGCGCATGGCTGGTGATTTTGCGATGGGGCAGTATGACACGATCACCTTTATCGGCCAGGGCGTGACTTGGCACGAAACAGCGCGGAGCAACAACTAGGCTATGGCATACGGTAGCACGGCTGGCGTAAGCGCTCTGCTGCCGGTCATCGGCACGTTAGGCGCATCGTCCACACCTACGTCAACTCAGGTTTCGACTTGGCTAACGGAGGCGTCTGCTATCATCGATCGACACGTGACCGGGGCGGGTTTTGCCGTCCCGGTCGCTTCGTCTGCCACCATCTACAGCGAACTAGGTGCGCTCGCGAATCTCTATGCAGCGGCTCAAGCAGTTATGGCCAGGTCAGTTGACAACCTGTCTGGCGAGTCTGAGGATCGCGCTACGATGTGGTTGGAGCGCTTCTATGCTCAGTTGAAAGAGATAGCAGGAGCGGACTTGTCCATGCTTGGCGCTACTGTGCTACCGGCTCCAGCTACGGCCGGTAGCGGGCGGCGCAGAATCCGCACGCTACAAATGCGCAGAGTGGACGGCTACAGCGCAGCGGTTGGCGACTGGGATACTTCGATAATCGACGTTGATGAGGTAGACCAGTAATGGCAGACACAATGCCGTCAACCGTTATCGCCACGCTGTTGACGACAATCAACACAGCTCTGACGGAAGTCGATACGGTGTCACAAGCTGACTTCATGCCTGCCATCACAACAACGGCTGTAGCGTGTCTGGCTGTACCATTTTCCTATCAGGCCATCGGCGACTGGGAAACGTTGGCCGGCTCTGTGCGCCTGGTGCATCGAATCCATTTCGAGTTCTGGATTAAACACATCAATGGCCAAAGTGCCACAACTGCGCAGTATGCATTCAACATCGGCACGAAGGCGATGCGGGCGCTGATTGACGCCGATGGCGCCGGCTATGAGCTTGACTATGAAGCGATGGAATATACGGTAGATGCGAACCCGGTCACGGTGAATAACCTGCCGTGGGTTGTCGGCACTCTCGCAGTCGGCATAGTGACAACGTTGGAGTGAGTTTGTGAGCAGCGATTCCACCGGCGCAACGATTGACGGCGCAGATAACGTGACAGTCGGCAAAAGCAATGTGCAGCAAGTGGTCAATGTCGGCGACAATCATCACGACGATGATCATACAGCAACTATCCGGCTTGTCTATGAGCTAGTCTCAAATTTGACCGCCAAGATTGATTCAGAGCGACATGAACGCAACAAATCAACGGCAGAATTGCGCAAAGACCTTGACGAATTGCGGCGCATCGCACATGAAACGCAGCGCCAGGTAGAAGGGCTTTTGCACAAAGCGCAGGCGGCGGTTACTGTCAACCAAACGCATCGAATCGTCTTTACGGCCGGCTTTGCGTTGCTCATGTTGCCATTGCCGCTATTTTACAATGATGTGCGGCTGCACGTCGGCGTATCGTGGCAATTTGCGCTAACAATGGCGGTAGTCTGCTACCTGTTCAGCGCCGTGGCGTGGAGCTATATGTGGTGGGGGAAGTGAGAGAATGAAAGGTACTGAGTTAGGCATTTTGGTTGACGAATTCGACTTTTCCTCAAGCACATCGCAGGTTGAGTTGACTTTCGACGTGCAAGAGGCGGAGCGTACTAGCCTGGCGAGTGAAGCGCAAGAGTTTGTGCCTATCCTGCCGAAATGCACCGTTACGCAAAACGGCTACTTTGAAGGCGTTATGCCGGATGGCTTTGAGCGTGAACTGTACGACCGCTTCGGCGCTGGCACGGCCATTGTTACCGTGGTAACACAGAAGTCGGATGCTGATTGCGCCTGCTATGTGCTGCCAGAGGCGACGGATTACAGCATGGTATTTGCGGCTCCCGTTGCCGGGCTTGTCACGCTCAACGGCTCTTGGGGAACGTCGGCGGCGACTCGCAGGGGCTTGCGAGTCTATAGCGGCCTGTTTGATGCTGTAGAATCTGGCGCAAGTGTCGACTTTGGCGCAGGTTCCACGACTGGCGGCAAAGCCTATCTGCATGTAACGGCCATCGATGGCACGGCTGTTGACGCTGAAATTGAAGTGCAATCATCCGCCGACAACAACACATGGGCGGACGAGGGGACGTTCACCCTGTCGCTAGTAGGCGGCTATTCGCTTGACCTGTCTGGCACGGTTGGCCGCTACATCCGCCTGAGTTGCACCGACCTCGGTGGCGCAACGAGTATCACTGTAACTGGCATTGTAAGTCTAGGATAGGAGAATTGATATGGGCGTTAAAGGGCCAAAGAACTGTACATTCACGCTGAACTCAATCAACCTGACGGCATACGTCGATCAAGTTGACCTGAATGCGGCTGTGGCAGAACTTGAGACAACGAACCTGGATAGTACGGCGCAGACGTTCATTCCAGGCTTGCCGTCCTATGATGCGTCGATCAACGTCACCCGCTGGGATAAGGTTGTTGACGATGTGCTGGGGCCGCTTGTCATCACGCCGGCGCTTGTCACGGCGGCTATCGCTTACAAGGATGCGTCAGGCGACACGCTGACCTACACCTGGACTACCAACGCATTCGTGACCGGCTACAACATCTCGGCGGCTGCTACGGGCAAGATTACGAGCGGGCCAAAGGTGCGCTTGAGCGGCATTCCAAACCGGGGCGTGAGTTAATATGCCGATTCGGGTCGAATGCTCTACGCCAGACCTGGAGCATTGCTACATCGAAGTCAGTGAGCGATGGACACGCGCCGATATTGCCGCGCTTTTCGTGGCCGAACAAGCCGCAGATTTGTTCAGGCGCAAAGTAACGGCGTGTCATCTGGAGTGCGTCAACAGCGCTCCGATAACTGACAGCGCAGGCATGTATGATGAGACGGGAGCGCTTGAACCAGACCTGGATGTTCGGCTCATTAACTTCGTGCCAGCAGCGCTCATTATGGCCGTTGATAAAATCGCCAGCCTGGGAAAAGCGAACGCTCGTTTGTCGTCAGGTGGCACAGGGCGAGCGGAGAAGATGACGCCACCAATGACGACGGAGACGACACAGGCGGCATAGCGTCAAGCATTGCGGCAATACCTCCATTCATGCTTGATGCTATGCTCCTAGAGAAATTTCCGGGGCGAACGCTCGACGAACTCGACGCGATGGACTTTGCACGATACTGGCGAGCGCTGGATGTGCAGCGGGCGCAAACAATCGAGCGGATGCGCGATTTGAAACTGGAAGATAAGTACAAACCGACTCCCGGCGAATGGCGTCAAATTTTGCGGCATGACAGGCTGATGGAAGAAATGGTATGACAGACGTCAAAATTCGCATGACGGCAGAGGATGCCGCCTCGCCCGCTATCAATAAGGTCAAGCAGAGCCTGGCCGGCTTCGCTAACTCGCAGGGCATCATGGGCGGCATTGTCGGCGGCTTAATCGGCGGCGGCATGATGGGAGTTGCCAACGCTGCCATCTCTGCGGCGGCGGCTATTCCTCAGATGGCCGGCGAAATGGCGAATCTTGCCATGCAAGCCGAGCGCACTGAGGCGTCATTTGTTGCACTGTCAGGCGGCGTTGGGCAATCCTCGCAAGAAATGCTTGCGTCAATGAAGCGCATGACGGCAGGCACGGTGTCGGACACCGATCTGATGCTTGCTGCGAATCGCGCCATGATGCTTGGCGTCTCCGACAATGCTGAGGAGATGGGCCAGTTGATGGCAGCTGCGATTGAACGTGGGCGGGCGCTTGGCGTTTCATCCGGTCAAGCTGTCAACGATATCATCACCGGTATCGGGCGCATGTCACCGATGATTCTCGACAACCTGGGCATTGTTGGCGTAACGCAGTCGGTAGAGGAGTATGCCAGGTCGCTTGGCAAAACAGCCGATGCATTGTCGGATGTGGAGAAAAAGCAGGCGCTGGTCAATGCGGTGATTGCGAGTGGCAGCGGTATGCCTGTGCTGGATGATGCTGCGAGTTCATTCGAGCGGATGGACGCCAGCATTGCCAACATGAAAGTAGCGTTGGGCGAGTTGTTTGGCCCTGCGATTGCAGCGGTTGCACAGCAATTAGCAGATGCTGTATCTGGTGTAACTGAATCAATCGATGCGAGTGAGTTGCAAGCATCACAAAGCGAATTATTCCAACTCGGCAATACATTAACTGGATTGATGGCGGCATATGATGGCGCTATTACCAGTATGCAAGAGGCGGCAAAAGCTGCAAATGGGCCGGGGTTGAAAGAGGCAGCGACACAGGCTGATATGCTCATGATGAGCATTGAAGCGGTGGCGACATCATATAATGAAGCAGCGGCAGCAACGGGCGCACCTTTGATCGATGTTGCCTTGCTTAAAACTGGAGAAATCGCATTCTACGATGTAGCGACGGCCATTGACACTGTTGGTGATGCTGCGATTGTTGCGACAAGTCAGGTTGATGCATTCAATAGTGCACTTTCCAGGATGGCGCCTGTAATTTCTGCGGTGTCCGGAATCAGAAATGCAGCCATCGGGCGCGTCGAGTCACTTGGATTACAGGCTGTGCAACAAGGCGCTGACCCCTCCGAGATCACAGCGATGGTTGGGGCAACGACTGATGCTATTTGGAATATGGGACTTTCCTATGAGGCGACAACTGAGGCGCAATTCGCCAACAAGTTGGCAGTAGAGGCGCAATTAGCACCGCTTACGAGTCTGAATGAGAAATTGCGTGATGCAGACAAAGCATCTTCTGGTTTGGCGAGAGGAGGTTTGTCCGAGGCCGAACGCGCCTTCGACGGTCTGCGCGGAAAAGTCGAGTCCATGCTGCAAGGTGCATTATCACCGAACGTGTCGATTGTCGATGGAATTCTGCCAAGAGAAGATGACATAAACGAAAACGCTAGACGCCTTGCCGCAATCGCCAACGAAGGCATCGGCGATCAATCCTGGATGGAAGAGTTCAAGACGGAGGTTCCAGCGCTATTCGATGAGATTATCGCCGCGGCTGACCCGAGGTCGGCGGCGGCGCGCATCTTCCAAGAATTTCAGGCTGGCTTGCGACCGGAGTTGATCGATAAAAGCCTGGTGAAAGAACGCATCAAGGCCATGATCACCGGCGAGCAGGAGATGAGTGCGCTTGCTACAGAAATCGCCAACGAGCTTGCAGCCGAAATGGGAGTCAGTTTGCCGCAAGCAATGGCTGCGGCGCAGAGCGCCCTGGGTGTGTCGCCAACGGGCGACAAGTCTTTGTTGTCGGACGCTGGAGCCGCCAGCGCGGCGATCAAACCGACGTTCGATCTGACAGACGTGCGCGCCGCCGGTGCGACGGCTGGCCTAGAGTTTGCGGCGGGAATGGACGCCAACGGCGCCGCAAGTAAGTTCAGCAGCGGTTTTATGCTGTCCATGAAGGAATTCTACATCCGCTTTTATGCCAGCGGCGCGGCATCGGCGAATGAGTACAACAATGGATTCTTGACGCAGTTCCGATCATCCGTGCCGGTCGAGATCGTACTGACGTTGGCGACGCTGGTTACGCCAGAGGTGCTGCGCAACATTGCGGCGCGCGATGGAACGGAGAACGCACAATGACGCTTGGCGGGCAGACGTTGCCAGAACCGTACACCTATGTAGTCACACGTGACTATCGCGGCGGGATGATGCTAACCGCGTCCGGCGCGCTGGTTGAAGATGTACTAAGCGGCACAGCGAAACACATATGGACGATAGGATTCCGTGATGTAACGTCGTCGCAGCGCTCCACGATGGAGACGGCATTTGCGGCCATTATCGGCGCGTCGGCGACGTTCGTCGATTACGAAGGAAACAGCAAAACGGTCACGCGCAGCGACTCGCAGCGCGCGTTGATTTGGGAGTACAGCCGCACGGCGGGCGGCATCCGCTACGCAACGACACTGGAACTGCGCGAGGTGTAGCCGATGGCCATTGCCCGGCAGGTAGCGTTCAAGGTCGAGTTTGATTGGAATGTCGACGGCTCATTCACGGATGAGTCGGCTTATTTGATTTCCGCCGAAGGTGTGACCAGCTATGCGCCGCTTTACAAATCGCTGCTCGACGGAAAAGGCGTTGTAGATAGCTGCACGATCACACTCCGCAACAACACAGGTCGGTTTTCCAGCCGCAACAGCGCGGCGGCGCTCTATGCCTATCTGAGCGGCGGCGGCGGCTACCGCATTCCGGTTCGGCTGTCCGTGACCATCGATGGAGGTAGCAACTGGCATCGAATCTTTACGGGCGTGACGAAAACGCCGGTGGAACGCACGGCCACGACCAACTCGATCCGCACGGTGACAATAGCGTGCCGCTCGAATGAGGAATTGCTGTTGCAGGAGCGAATGTCAACGCCAGTAAGCACATTGGTAGCCATGCACAACGCTGCATACAGCGAATCTGAAATCATAGCGACCTGGTTGCAACAGTCGGGTTACGGCGGCGGAGACTATGCGCTGGACACGGGGATGCACACGATCCCCTGGGCATGGCTTGACGACGAAAGTCCGCTTGAAGACATCTGGATGTTGGCAGCGGCGGCGGGTGGGCGATTTTATGCAGACCACAACGGTGTTTTCCGCTACGAGGCGGCGCCACATTACCTGGCAACGGCGCACACGACTGTAGTCGATTCACTCACGCGCGATGATTTCGGCAGTATCGATCTGGAGTGGCAAGACGCCGACCTGTACAGCCGGATCGTAGTGGAGACGGCGCCGCGGCAAGAGAGCGCCGTGGCGGTGATTTGGGAACCGGACTCAACAATCGTTGTGCCGGCTGGTGGCAGTACGACGGTCACGGCGCGCTTTCGCCAGCCGGTGGTGTCGATCACGGATGTGGCATGGAAAGCAAAGAGCAGCGCCAGTCAGGATTTGACCAGCAGTGTATCGCTGGTGACGGCTACCTTCTACGCTCAGCGCATCGACCTGACTTGGAGTAACGCACACGCGACGCGGGCAGCGTACCTCTATGGTGTGGCGCTGAGTGGTGTGCCGCTGGTCGGCGGTCCTACGCAAGAGGCGTCTGAGGATTATGGCGGATCTGTCCCGACCTGGTGGTCTAATCGTGGTGAGCGGGTAAAGAGTCTGCGCGGCAACCCGTACATTCAGAGCCGAGCGCAGGCGCAAAGTCTGGCGAATTTTCTATTTGACCAGTGCAAGGCGCCACGGCTGCGGGTGACGCTGCGCGGTGTGCCCGGTGTGCCATCCTACAGGTTAGGCGACCGCCTGAGCGTGACCGATAGCCTATTGATGAGTGCGGCGACGGAAATTATGATTGACCGGATCAGTTGGCGCTGCAACAGCGGCGGATTCTCGCAGGAAATCAGCGGCGTCGACGTGACGGCTGGATTGTATGCACAGGCAGCCTACTTCCGGCTCGATACCGATGCACTGATCGCCGATCCGAAACCCGTTTTTTATTGAATGAGGAGCCATCATGGCATGGGTAACGCCTGCTGAATTCGTGGCAAATGAAACGCTGACGGCGGCTAAATTGAATCAGCTTGTGGATGGCGTCGCTTTTCTCAACGGTCTTTCGGCAGGGCCGATACCCCCGTTTGCCGTCGTGACATCCACCGACAATACGCAGGTGATCGTCAGTTACAATGTGCGCCATCGCAGCAACTATCTGCACATCGTGACAACGCACGGGGGCGCCAATCGTTTTGTCGTGACCGTCGCCGGGACGGTGCGCACGACATCCATTCCGGCGTCGGGCACAGTCGATACGGTGCTGGACATGTCGGCATACGGGCTGGTGGTCGGCGCTTTCGTGTTGATCACGGTGGATTTTCGCGCAGACGAAAACGACACATTTTCACTGCTCTACATTACCGAACTAGCCAGCAACGGCAGCTTGGTGTAGCGCATGAAGACATCCTGGCAGGAAGGCGACAAACCGACCGCGACGATCCTGAACGAGTATCGTACAGCGCTGGTCGAGGCGCATACGGGGCTGGGCGACCTGGCGAACTGGTCGATTGCGCAGATTCGCATCTCGGAAGCGCAATTCGTGCTGTTGCACACGCATCGATTTTTGCATTTCACATCGGTTGGCGAACTGACGGCGCTGGATGGCAGCAACGCGCAGGATATCAATGAGGATGAGAGCGGAGTAGGCGTGTTGGATTTGGACACGGTAGCCTGGTTGGTCTATGGCGAACTCTACCGCGTAAATGGCGTGTCCGTTTGCATCGAGGATTGGTCGGCATAATGCCAAAGATTACAGCAGAGCGAATTATAGATTCCAGTGCAGGCGCCTTCCGGGCCGGTGCTGTAAGTGCTGGCGGTGCTGTAAGTGCTGGCAGCATCCATGTTTTGGCCACGACATCAGGGCTCGGTGACTTGCATAGCGTGGCAGGGTTGTCGGCTGGCCAGGTGCTGAAAGCGACGGGGAGCGTCACGGCTGCTTTTGCGCAGTTGGCGCATGGAGATCTGTCCGGTATTACCGCGGATCAACATCATGCACAGTCGCACGTTCTGGCCAGCACGTCCGGCCTCGGAAATGACCACACGGTATCCGGCCTGACGGCGGGCCAGGTGCTACGCGCGTCTGGTGCTGCGGATGCGGCGTTTGCGCAGTTGCAGCACGGCGATCTTGGCGGCATATCGGCCAACCAGCATCACAACCAGATTCACAGCATTACGGGCACTGACCACACGATTACAGCCAGTGCTATGCAAGTCGTCGGGGCGACGGCAACCGATACGCTGGGTCTGCTCACACCTAGCGCAGACCCTGGAGCAGCTTCGGCAATCCTGAAAAGCGACGCAACCGGCAAACTGACGCTGCCTCTCATGGTGGCGTCTACTAGCCTGACGACGCAGCTACTCACAACTGCATCGGGCGATTTGACCATCGACCCGGCTGGTGTGGTGAAGTTTCCGATTGCGCAGACGCTCAAGACGGCGGATTTTAATTCGGACTTCCCGATTCTCGGCTGGCAAATCAACGAGAATCCCGCCATTGCTGGTCAGTCCGCATTGACTATCGGTGCGATTGCTGCGGATGAACTGCACGTCAAAATCTTCGTAGCAGACGAAACACGCGTTGACCGTGGCGACGAATACTGGACAAAAAGCTACGGCATTGTAGCGGAAACATTCACAACGCCGAGCGCCATCGGCGGCACGGTGACGGTTGTATTCGAGGATTCTCCCGCTCTAGAGGGCGAAATCTTTTCTGTCAACGACTGGCTACTGTTCCGCCAGGTGGACATCGATACAGGCTTCGACCTGGCGACCATCTGGGGCCAGGTGTCAGGCTACACCGATTTGGCGGATGGGCTACAATCCTGGACATTCACACTGCGCTCTGGCGACACGCTAAAGGAAATCAAAACTGGGTCGCTGGCGACAGACTTCGGCGCAACCAACGCCGGTCTGATTCACCTCAGCACAATCGACGCAGCAGGCGCACCGTATATCAAGATGCGGCGCTGGTCGGGCGCAAATCCCTACGAGCCTGCCAACTACACGACCTATGTCCAAATCGGAAATCTCGATAGCGTGAGCAACGCTTCACTGCCCGCTCCGTCCGGCTATGGGCTGTACGTGCGCAGCGGAACGGCGGGTCGTGGCATTATCATTGACGACAATGGCGTGTTGATTCAGGGCGCTGACCTGAAACTGTACAACGGCGCAACGCAGACGGTAAACCTTTCCTACACCGGTACTGATTTTTGGATTGGGCCGTCATCGTCCGACAAGCGTTTCGTGTGGGACGGCACGGCGCTGTCTATCACAGGCTCCGTTTACGCTACGGCTGGCTACATCGGCGGCACTACGGCAGGCTGGGCGATTGAGACCGGCAAACTGAGCAGCACGAATATCGAGTTGCTATCTGGCGCATCCGCACGGCTACAGGTTGGTTCCAGCAGCGACATTGCCGGCGTGGCGGCGACGGCTGCTGGAACGGATGTTGCGTTCTGGGCCGGCGACACCTACGCCAACCGCGCTACCGCTGATTTTCGTATCACGGCAGCGGGAGCGCTGTACGCCACGACCGGCACGATAACCGGAGATTTCACTGTAACATCGCCGGGCCGCATCATCGCAGGCGGCGGGCATGTCATCGCATCCGTCAGTGGGCTGGATATTTCATCTTACGACTACGACTCAAGTCCAAATCCCAATCCAACAGAAAATGTGCGCTCTATTGCGTGGTGGCCTGACGCAGCCACGAAGTCCCCTACAGACACGCCGGACGCTCGAATTTGGGGCGGCAGGGGTGCAAACGGCGAACGCATAATTCAGTTTGACGTTGATCCCGTCGATGGGACAGCGCCGCGAATGTGGCTGCAAAAAAGCGTGCATCAACTGGGTTTTGTGGGTATAAAAAGCGTCTGGGGTCTACCCGGCTTGTCGATCAATGAATCCGCTGGTGTAGGCACCGTCACCATTGGGGAAACCAGTCGTTTTATTCTGAATCCAACCAGCACTTTTTTATCCTACACGCACCTCAAAACGGCATACGTTAACGCTGCACCCGCTTACGACATAGGTGAAGCAGGCACCAAATGGCGCACAATTTATGTCGGACACATTGAAGCCGACACAATTTCCGGTACGTCGTTGTCTGGTGCAACTTGGCGGCATGATGCAGCCAGCATGGGCATCTACAGCAGTTCGGCGGGCACTCGCATTCTGACGATTGCCAACGACGGCGACGGCGTGATGAATGTGGAGATTGATGGCTCTTTGAAAGTCGTGACCGGGAACATTACGCTGGAGGGCGCTGGCGCAACTGTCGATGGCGTTGACCTGTCGGCTTTCAAATCCGCTTACGACAGCCACGACCACGGCGCTTCATCTCATGCACTTGTTGGGAGCAATCATACCGCGAGTGGGTTGACGGCTGGGCAGGTCGTAAGAGCAAGCGGGGCAACGACTTTTGCTTGGGCACAGTTGGCGCATAGCGATTTGGGGAGCATCGATTCGGATACGCACGTCGCGCACTCTGGTGTGTCTATTCTCGGCGGCAACGGGCTTACTGGCGGCGGGGCAATCAGTTCAACACAGACGCTGCACGTTGCAGTGAGCGGGCTTGGGTTGAGTGTCGGTACGGATGCGGTGACGCTGAGTAGCAGTAGTGCGGGCGAGGCGAACGCTCACATTCTGGCGACGGATGCAAATGGGTACACGCGGGTGCAGCGGTTGGGGATTGGGATTGCGCCAACGGCTGCGCTGCTGCATCTGTACACAAACTCTACATCTACATTTACTGGGCTACACGTCGAGACTGGTTCATCCGCTACAGGTGCTTGGCCCTACATAAAACTGAAGGACGGTCGCACAAGTGGCGGTGATTGGAATGTGGAAACAGGTCGCAACCTCGGAAACTTAGAATTTTACACCGGCGCATTCGGCACAGTGATGGCATTATCTCCTGGCGGCAAAGTCGGCATCAATCGCACAGACCCGACCTACACTTTCGATGTATCTGGCACCGGACGCTTCACCAGCACACTCTATGCCGATGATGACCTCTACGTGGCTGACCTGTTGGATGTGGGCGGCAATCTCACGGTTGGCGCGGGTGCTGGTGTGCTTCGGGTGCTAGGCGGCAGCGGACAGGCTCGTGTTGGCATCAACCGTGACGCCGAC